GGGCGACAGCTCCCCGGCAGTGAACGACGGTTGATAGGTGCGAAGGTCCGCCATCAGCCGCGCCCCTTGACAAGGTCGCTTTCGATGTCGGACGTCTCGCGCGCCTCATTCGCGTCTGCCATTTCGGCCGCGCCTTGCGTCCTGGTCGCGAGCTGGAAGGCGTCCGCTCGAACCTTGGGATCGCGCGTCAGCGGCATCGCCAGCTTGACGGCGAGGTGCCAAGACAGCGCCTCGACGAACAGCGGATTGAACCGAGCAGGATCTACGATCCGCCACGTGTAGCGCAGGAAGGCCGGCGACAGGTTGCAATAGACCGTGTCGCCTTCCACCTCGTAGGGGTTGGCGATTTCTTCGGCGAGCGTTTGCGGGCAAGGATCGAGCGCCGAGTATTCCCGCCGCACCCACCGAACCTTGAGGCAGTCACTCGGGCGCTTGTACGCATAGCCCCACGCGCCGGGCTTGTCGTTCGCAACCTCTGCCATCGCCTGCGTCTTGCCAGCGAAGCGCCAGGGATACCCTTGCAGCAACAGGTCGCGGGTGTGCTCGTAGAACTGATTGCACGCGCGCGCCTCAGGCGTCGGCTCGGACAACGCGTTGATGTTTTCCTTGCCGAGATTGGTCAAGGCGAGATTGCAGATCGAGACAACCGAGGCCATGCGTCACCCGTTCGGGAACAGAACGGACGCCGCGTCCGGCTCTTTCGTCTTGGGCTCAAGGCCGGCCTCGACAATCTCGAAGGAGATCGAGCGCCCGCCGCCCTTGCTGTCGCTCACGCTGGAAACCCGCACGGTCGCGACCATGGACATTTCAGTCCCGACGCGCGGCGCGGCGTCGATGCCGAGGGCTTCCATCTGCTTTTCGCTGAGGTAGAGACAGGGATAATATTCGTCGCTATCCGACCGCGCTTCGGTCGGGCTATCCATGTCGCTGTACTTCTGTTTGAGGCTTACAAGCTTTGCCATCGGCCACCCGTGATGTGGGACACGGGTGGCAACATCGCGCCAGATAGTTGCTTGCTAAACAGCCGCCGATCAGAACAGCAGCGCAGTCACCAGGGCTTGCGCCTGGTCGGCATATCCCGGTTCGGTTTCGTGGATCGCGTCGCGCATGAGACCGGCTGTATTCGCCTGATCCCACGTCCCGAACCGGGCGGCATGATCGACCACCATGCACCCGTTGGCCGCGCCGATGCTGATGAGGCCCTGCCGGTACAGCTCGCGATCCGTGTCCGAGCCATAGCCGCCAGCGGCCCCGAACGTCGGCACTTCAAGGACCACGTCGGACCCGGCCGCCTTTGCCTTGGTGACGATGTCGAGGATGTTGGCGGTATAGGTGGCATAGGACACCGCCGTTTGGAGATCGTTCGACCCGAGTTGAATAATCGTCAGATCGGGCGCGAGAACCGCGAGAGTGTTGGCCGCCGCCCACACGCCGCCCGAAATCGAGGTGTGATAGGCGGACGTCGTGCCGAACGCGCCGGCCTGGATCACGTCGATTGCGGGGATCGTGCTGTCCTGGGCAATGAGCCCCAACAGCGAGTAGAAGCCGCCAGCCGTGCGCTGGACGTTGATCGCGTGGACACCGCGCGCGGGCGTCGCCACGACCTTGCCGATGGTCTCACCGCCCGCGCTGCCGTTCATCGTGGCGAGCACCGTGGCGTCAGCGTCAACGGTCAAGGTGGCCGTGCCGTCGCCAGCGTGAAGCTTGTAATACGCCTCGACCCGATCGACTTGTCCCACGTCCGGGGTGAAGGTGATCGCCGCAGTGACGCTGCTCGCGAACATGACGCCGCCCAGCGACTGGCTACCGCCACCCCATCCGGCCGCGCCCGTCAGACGCGGATCATAGGCTTGCTTGACGGCGATCGACGCGAGCGCCGACGAGCCCATGAAGGACTGACGCGACGCCGGGATGCCGGCCGCGTTCAGCAGCTTCACGAAATAGGCGATCTTCGATCGAGGCTCTGCGGCGGTCGTGTACGTGTTCGCGGAGGTCGTTCCCGCGCCAGCGCCGACGTCCTTGCTGTCGCCGATGAAAACGACCTTCGGGCGGTACGTCCCCGCGCGAAGCTTCGCGAGCGCAACATGCCACTTCCTGAGGTTGGCCGTCTTGCGGCCGTACATATTCGTGGCCGTGGCGTTGTTCAGCTCGTTGATGATCTGCTGAAAGCGATCCATTTTGTCGCGTTCGGTTTCGCCACCACGGAACGGTTCGATCGTCATGTTAGGCCCTCAGGAGGTTAGAGCGATCCGGAGACCGCTTTCGCGGGGATCACGAGTTGATTGTTGTAGAGCTTGCGGCCGTCCTGGATCAGGACCGCGCCGAGCACCGGGACATCGTTGTAGATTGGCGCATCAGCGCCCAGGACCACCACGCCGAGCGTGCGCAGGTTTCCGACCATCAGCGCGCCGGCCGCGTCCATGATGCCGATGACGGGTTGATTGTTGAACATCGCCGTTCCGTCCGCCACGTAGCGGAGCCCGACGACACGCTGTTCATTGAAGATGTTCGCCACGGGTATCCCCTAAACAGAACGGGGCGGGGTATTCGCCGCAGCTACCACCCCCGCCCCGAGGACAAGCGGAAACGCCCATCCGTTTAATCGGCGACTTGCGTAGCCCCGCCCGGCGCTTCCCAATCGGGTTGGATGCCTCCGGCTTCCGTCTGCGCCTGCTGCACCGTCTGCGGCGCAGGGGCGTCGGCGAACGGCGCGGGCTTGTTCGCCTCGACGTAGGCGGAAATGATGTTGTCCGCCGTCGCGAGATCATGGACGGCCTCGCCCGTGATCTGCTTCGCGAGCGCCTTCCGCTTGGAGTGGTGCAGGCTCGACCAGTCGGCCGGCACCTCCACGATCACGGGCTTGCCGTCACCGGCAGGGGCTGAGGACTTGCCGTTGCCCTCGCCCTCGCTGTGCGGCTTGGACCCGCCAACCTTGCCGTCGCCGTCGTGGTCGCCCTTGCCGCCGAACGCGTGCGCGGGATCGAGGATCGCCCAAGACGGCCGGCGCTTCTCGTCGTTCCAGAGTTCATCCGGAACATTGAACGATGCGCTCGACGTGCCCGGATCGCGGATCACGCCGCCGAAGAAGCCCCGCGAGATCGCAATGACCTTCACCATGATTTTGGTCCCTCTACTGTGAAAGCGTCAGGAGCAACGGCCTATTCGCCGTTGCTCTGATTGCCCATGGTGACGCCGGCCGTGATCTTGCCCGTGGTCGGCGCGGTGCCGGTCACGGTGTAAAGCAGGCTCATGAACTGCTCTTTCGTGCCGCGCGTGATGAACTCGGGCACGATGACCTTGCCGGCGAGCAGATCGGCGAGGACGACGACCTGAGACCACACCGTCACGGGCGAGCTGAACGCGGCGTTGTCGTCCACCTGGAGCGCAACGGTCAGCGAGGTCAGATTGTTGAAAGCCTCGACCACCTGGACGCGGAGCGGAATGCCCTTGCCCTTGCCGATGTCGCGGGCGAAGCCCGGATTGATCGGGCCGAGATCGATGACGTTGGTGGATCGAGCGGTCGCGGTAATCGCCTGCGCGTCCGAAAGCAGGTTGGTGCGGTCGAAGATCATTGAAGCCTCTTGGTTCGGCCTTCCGGCCAGCTACGGGAGGAACGGCCCGCCGAGGCGGGCCGTTCCGAGATCAGATGGCGACGGAGGGAACCAGCGCCTCGGTATTCAGGAGCGCATCGGTCTCGCGGATCGGAATGGTGCGATAGGTTCGCACCTCCTTGCCCTCGATCTGAGCCTGACCGAGCCCGGTATAGTTCGGATTGGCGGCGAGCAGCGCGCGGTCGCTCGACTGCGCATCGAGGATTTCGAGGACGTCGCGGTTCATGTAGATCGCGATCCGGCTCGACGTCGCGTTGCGGCGGCGCGACTGGAGGCGATAGTAGGCCTTGCGCAGAAGCGCCCACAGATCGACGGTGCCGGCGAGCATGTCGGACACGTCGATGTTCGCGATACGAGCGTTGTACCGGAAGTCCTTCACGAACGCGCCAATGTGCCATTCGAACTTCGTCTCTTTGACGTAGTACGGATTGCCGTTGGCATCGAGAACGCGCTGCTCGCCCTTGTCCTGGATATCGACGCCAGCCTTGGTGCCCTTCGGATAGAGCAGCGAGGTCGCGTGATCGCCCCAGGTCACGAACCAAATCGACGTATTGTCCGAGCCGGAGCCGCCGCCGTGGATCACCTGGTTCGCGGCGTTCGGCTTCTTCGGGTCGGGCCGGTTGGAGTTGTAGACCGCATACCGCGCAGCGAGGCCCTTGAACTTCTCGGGCGTGGTCGCCGTGTCGTGGTAGAAAATGCCGGTCGCCATTTCCTGATTCATGGCCTCCAGGAACGGCGCACTCTCGACGAGGCGCTGCTTTGCCGGATCGGGCGCGAGCTTGAGCAGGCGCGTATCGACGCCGGAAAGCGCTTCCAGGAAGCCGGTGGTATCGTCCACCTGCTGCATGGTCGACTTGGACTGCGGAGTGCCCTGATAAAGGCGGCCCCACGCGACGGAAGGCAGGCCGGTGCGGATCATGTGCCGGTGGACGGCGTCCATGTTGCATTCGGTCGCAATCGCGTCGTCGAGGATCGGATTCTGCTGATTGAGGATTTCGATAACCGTTCCCTGAGCCGACGCCTTGTGCATGTCGATCAGGGAGGGGAAGGAGTTGCCGATAGTCGCCATAGTTCATCAACCTTTCGGTGCGTCGTTCGGAAAGAGTACGTGCGCAGCTTCGGCCGGCTTACCCGACCCGCCCGCACCGCCATCGGCCGGATTGTCCTCTTTGATCATGGCCCCGACCTTCGCCATGAAGCGGATAACCTCCGGATGGTTGCCGGCACCACTCGCCTCGAAATATTCCTTGAGGCCGGGCGAACCGAGCGTGTTGACGGCGCGCACTGCGGTCTTGACCGTGCCGTCCCACTTCGTGCCGCCGATCTCCTTGTCCGCCTTCGCGGTGTCGGCCCACTTCTCCGGCGTGCCGTTCTTTTGGAAGTAGGCATAGGACGCCATCGACCATTGGCCTTCCGGTTTGTCGGCGTATGCCTTCGCGCGCGCGGTCTGCATCTCCGTGAACTTGTCCGCGAGCTGCTGCGCTTGCTTGCCGGTCAGGCCGATTTCCTTGAATGCCGGCGACAGCGCATCGACCATTTCCTGATCGACCTCGACGCCCTCGGGCATGGTGAAGGTGTACTTGCCATCGGCCGGCACGACATCGCCCGCGTCGGGCGCGGCCGGCTTGGTCTTGTCATGCTCGACCTTCGCGGCGGCGTTCTCCGCGTCCGACTTCTTCGGATCGGGAACGTACTCTTTCCAGTCCTCGGCCTTCGGCTTGGCGGGATCACCGGCAGCGGGATCGGGCTTCGGCGGATCACCGCCCTCGTTCGGGAACAGCACGCTCGCGGCGGGATCGGCCGCAGGCTTGGCCGGATCGGCCTTCGGCGGATCGCCGGCCGGCTTCACGTCACCACCAGCGGCGGGCGTGTGATCGTCCGGCGCACGCATGAAGCGGCCCATGACGCGCTCACTCGCGGTCATCATCGAGCGCGTCAGAAACCCGGCCGTTCCGTCAATCTTCGTCATCGTCATTCCCCTCTGCTTTCTCGGCGGTTGCACGCGCCGCCGCGCGGTCCATCTCCCTGATCTCAGCCATCGCCATCAGCAACGACGGATAAAATCGGGGGTCGATCTCATCGAGCTTTGCGATCAGCTCGCGCCCGGCCGCTTGCCGCCCGAGCGTGTAGTTCGTCACATCGTTGTTGCCCGCGAACGGGTCGCGGTAGATCGCGCAGACCTCCAGCATCCAGAAGATCACGCGCTTGCCCGAGACCGTCGCAAGGACGTCGTGAAACGCCTTCGCCAATTCGGCGCGGGCGATCTCTTGTTCGGGAGAGAGTTGTTCTCGCAAATCGGCCATGCGTCACCCGATGCCGATCTGTTGCAACAGCGCCTGCCCGCCCGGATTCTGTCCGGCGCTCGCGAGCACGCTTGCGGCGTCCGCGCCTTGCTTCATGGCCGGCGCAACCGTCGCCATCATCTCCGCGCGCTCTGCCTGCTGCTGCTTCTGAGCGCGCGCGTCGCGGGTTGCCTTGACCTTGTCGTCGGGGACCACGATCGAGGGCGGCACGCCGAGCATGTCGGCATACTGATCGGCGGTTTCGTCCGCGTCCCACTTGTCGAGCACGTCCGGCTTGACGGCCGCCATTTGCCCGACGAACCCCGAGAACCGCTCGATCGCGCCCGTGGCAACGGCCTTCTGCGCCTGCGCCAGGATCGAGATATATTCGATCTTCAATTCCTGGTTCGCGATCTCGCGCGGCGGCGGCGGCAACTCGCCGCGACGGTTGAGGATGTTGTACGTGCGGTCAATGACCGGTTCGAGCTGGCCGTTATAGACGTTCTCCAGCACCGGCCCGAGCGCGAGAAGCTTTTCCTCCTTGCGCTCCGCGATCTCCAGCGTGTTGCGCGGCTGGATGCCTTCCATGTTGCTCAACATCAGGAAGAGGTCGGCATACATGAACTTGTTCAAGCGCTCCTGGACATCGCGGATATCTTCCTTGAGGTCGGAGAGCGAAAGGCGAACCTCCATCGCCGGCCGATAGCCCTTGCCGGTCTGGTCATCGACATACGTCACCGATCCGGGCAGGAGCGACGCGGGGTTGTTGCGCATCGACGTCGGGCCGGTCATCGGCGGACGGACAAGCTTGTCGATGCCTTCCAGCTTCCGCGCCTGCTCTTTCTGGAGCATCCGCACGTCGCCAACGGCGTCCTGTCCCGGCGAGGTCGAATAGTGATCGTCGCCGGCCAGCTCCCACACCGGCGCGATGATGGGATTGTCATCGAACCCGCTTTCCTCAAGCAGGCCGTTATTGTCGGTTGACGTGTCGAGCCAGTAGTTCGACAGGAACCGCTTATTGGCCTTGTCGATCAGATCGGGGTTGCGGTTTAGACGCGGCTCGACGGCGTGGCAGACGTCGTAAATCTGGTCATACTTGCCGTTGTCGTAAGCCGTCTTGATCGAGTTGCTGACGCGCGCGACAGCCTCATATCCGAACCGCGACACGATGCGAGCTACCGACCAGCGGAATTGACGATAGAGCGTCGTCGCCCGGCCCTTCTCATCACGCGCGATCCAGAACCGCCCGTTGAGAAGCTGTTGCATCCGGACATACTTGTCATCGTCCTCGGCCAGGAGGCCGCACGGCTGGCCGAACAGCGCGAGGTCGCCATAGCCGGTATGGAATGACGGATAGATGTTCGAGGCCGCGAACACCTCGCGCATGCGCTGCTCGACGGCCGCGAGATATTCCTTGACCG